AGCCACGCTCGGCCAAAGCCAACTCCCGCTCCTTCTGAGCAGCGACGAGAGCCAACTCATGCTTCTTATCCTGCCGGTCTTGGAAGATCGACAAGATTTTGGGCAATCCACCCGCGAGGAAAGACAGGAAAGTACTGACTAACGTCATCATTTGGAGGCCCTCACAACATCATCACCCTTGGTTACGGTCACGTGGTCGCCTTCAACATCGACCCGCATCGGAAGTTCTTTGCGATCCAACTTGTCGAGCTTGGCAATAAGTTCCTTAATGACCGCAAACTCAGGCTTCTCTTCCTTCTCCGAAGCCCCGGCAATACCGTTCAACATAGAAATAAGCGCGGTCAACGAAGCACCGAGCAACCCCATGACGGCAGCAATCTTCTCGGAGTCCAGAACGAGACTAGACGCAACACCGATCACCACGATAACCGTGATGTATTTCAAACCGTCTTTACCAATAGCCTTACCTGCCACATCCTTGGCAGACGATTGGGCCTCAAGCCGGTTGAGTTCGGCCTGAACCTTGGCCTTGAACAGTTCGATATCGGTGGTGCCGTCGTCCATTTTTATCTCCACTTAGGCCCGTCAAACCACGAAGCGATTGAGTAGCGCTTACCGGCTGTTACAGGCAGCGCCGCATGACGTACAAATGAGGGGAAGAAGATAACCGTGCCTTGCTGCCGCATATCTTCATGACTCGGCTGATACTGCACATGCTCAAACACCAAATCCCCGCCTTCGTATGTGGCAGGGTCAGAAAGCTGAATCACGCAAGAAAGTTTGCGGTGGTAGTACGGGTCGCCGTTCATATAGAAGATGTCATGGTGGGTCTTGTACTCACCAAGGTTGGCACTGTCGTACTCAGCAATTTGGTAGTAATCGAGCTTGCTAATGTGCAGGTCAAACCAATCCTGATTGGCACGAATGGCTAACTTCCACATCTCGTCAAAGAGGTAGTCGAGTTCAGCATCACCCCTGTTCACAAACCGGATGTTTGAGCGACGGAAGGAATCATCCTTCTGAATACCGTCTTTAGTCCCGATCTTGGCTTCGGTAGGTTCCCGACGCAGAGCCGTGTCGATAATGTGCTGGCAGTAATCCGCCGGGAAATACGACTTGAAATAACACCATTCACCTTTCATTAGAGTCCTACTGATGTGTACATGTAGATGGTTTTGGCAGCGAGATCGTTGCCACTGGAGTCTTTGATTCTGATGGTCGAAATTGCCTGAGCATCAGCAAAAACGCCACCGGTTGTTGAAACATTAACAATCCACTGCCTGCTGGTACTTAATTGCAGACTTGTATTTGTCGCGTTACTACCAACAGCAAAAGATCCGGTACTCGGCGTATCCATGTACGCATAGGCATCCGAAGCAGAACCGGAGGTTAGCCACGAATAAGATAGGAAGTTCGTGGTCGAGGTCAGGCTGTCCTCGTAGTCATACGTGGCTGTACCGTTGCTAAGCAACGTGATTCTTACCTGCGCGGAATCTGCCAACGCATTCGTATGCACAAGCTCAATGTTGTACGTACCGGCGTTGTAGTTCTGTAAATTTACAGAAAGCCCAGAAAAGAACGTAACCCATGAAGATCCGTTCCAGACTTTGCCGTTCTGAACTGTGACCCACGAAGACCCATTCCATACCTTAATACCGGTGGAACTAGTCCAAGCTGATCCGTTCCATACCTTAAGCGGCATGTTGACCTCTTAGATCTGGAGCCAGATATCTCCGGCAGCCGATGCTGTCGGGGTGGTAGACGAGACAAACACCTGACCACCTGAGTTGTACCCGGTAGATACGTTTCTAAGCGCCACGGCAGGAAGTCGCGCAGTTGCCAACGTACCCGAACTGATGTTTGAAGCATTCAGGCTGGTCAGTGATGCGCCGCTTCCGTTCGGTGCCAGTACGTCCGTACCGATTACAAGGCCAAGGTTTGTACGCGCACCCGAGGCGGTTGCCGATCCAGTACCACCATTAGCAACAGCAAGAGTGCCAGCGATGGTGATCGTGCCAGATGAAGTGACCGGGCTTCCAGATACGGTAAGTCCAGTCGTACCACCAGACAGGGCAACGCTAGTAACCGTACCGCTTCCAGTACCTGCACCAATTGCCGAACGGAATGTAGCCGCATCCAAAGTAGATACGGTGTTGTCGGCGTTAAATCTCGGGAATGTAACAGCGCTCGGATTAGTAAGCGTGAAGAGGTTGCCGCCTACCGTCGTAGCGCCAAGATTAGTTCTTGCACCCGAGGCAGAAGTTGACCCAGTGCCACCACTTATCAGAGGTAAAGCAGTTGACAGACTAAGCGCGTTAGCCGTTAGCGTAGTGCCGTTAAACGTGAGGTTTGTAGACCCCGCCGCACTACCCGCCGAGTTGTAAATGACTTGACCGTTAGATCCAGCAATCGGCCCCGGAGGACCGACAGGACCGGGCGAACCAGTCAAACCAGTCGGGCCCGGAGGACCGGGGACAGTAGAAGCGGGACCGGGATCACCTTTTGGACCTGTTGCACCAGTCAAACCAGTCGGACCCGGATCGCCCGGAGGCCCCGGCACAGTCGATGGCGTGCCTGACGGACCAATCGGCCCCGGAGGACCCGGAGGACCTTGGGTGCCTGTAGCTCCTTGCGGCACTACAAAGTTCAGAATCGCATTAGTTGGCGTACCTGAATTAGTTACGTCAGCCGGACCGGTAGAAGTCGTACCAATTGCAATAGTTGCGACAGTACCATTTGAGCCAGTTGGACCCTGCGGACCCGGAGGACCCGGAGGACCCGGCACATTTGATGGGGCACCGGGAGCGCCGGTAGCACCCGTAGGACCAGTTGGGATACCGAAATTAAAGATAGCCGCTGATGATGTACCAACGTTGTCAACTGTTGGCGGACTACCCGCAGGAAGTGCAGTGGCAGTGCCCGGTGTAATCGTAGCGGCGATACCCGGAGAACCAGTAGCGCCAGTAGCACCAGTATTACCAGTAGCACCTTGCGGACCGGGAGCGCCGGTAGCACCAGTAGCACCTTGGATGCCCTGAATACCTTGTATACCTTGGATGCCTTGAATACCTTGTGGACCCGGCGGACCCACCAAAGTCGTGGCTACAACAACATCCGTGCCGTTGCAGACGAGGATCGTCTTGACGCCGTTGGCAACCGAAACACCAGACTGACCCGTGACCTTGACCGTGACGGCGTGGCCACCCGTAGTGTTGTTGTAAATAAAATACAGTTTTTCAATTGCCGGTACTTCGACAACTCTAGCCGCCGTCAGTGCGCCGGTCAGTTCGATGTACATGTTACGGACTACACATGTAGCCCCGTTCACGATAGGCAGAGTAGTCGGTGAGGCACTATCAGCGACGGCCTGAGTCACGTACCCGGAAATCGCCTGCTCAAGTAGAGTGCCAAGATTAGTATTGGTAGTGTCACCCCAAGTACCTGATTGCTCACCAGTACCGATCAGCGCAACACCAAGAGGACTATAAGCAGTCATTATTCACCCCTACGAAGCGGCTTCAGCCATCAGGATCTAAATCAACCCACGTTGTTGTTTGTGAATCATCTACAGGAGTCCAACTAGACCCCTGCGTGTCATCGACAGCAGCCCAATTTGTGGTCTGGGCGTCATCCACCGGGCTCCAAGACCCAGTTTGGGAATCATCCACAGCTTGCCACACTGAGCCTTGGCTGTCATCTACAGGATTCCAAAGGAAATTTCCAGCCACGACATCCACTGCCACGGCGCTGTCGGTAAAGGCCGACACGAAGATCATCCTCGTGGACACGAAGTCCCGTGCCATAGCCTGAGCCACGATCACGGAATTGAAGATACCTTGCGACGACACCGAGTCAGACGCTGTACCCGCCTCGCTAATCTGGGCATTGAAGCCCTGCAAGGCAGACATGGTTTCGGACCCGGTGACGGAATCTGCGATGTTGGCGGGGTAGGTCATCGTGGCCGAAGCCGTATCTGACCCTGTAGCCGTATCCGACACCGCCGAGACAAAAGTCTGATTCGCTACCGCACTATCCAGTACCGTGACCGATGCCGCCACGTTAGTGACGAAGACCTGCGTGGTGCTGATTACATCGTACGAGGTGACTGCCTCGGTGACGCTTGCCACGAAGTCCGCAACAGAGATGACTGTATCGGTGGCCGTAGCCGATTCTGCTATGAGCGGGGCATGACCTTGGGCAGCGGAGATAGTATCCGACCCGACCGCGCTATCTGAAAGTGCAGAGTTAAAGACGTTGCCCGAAGTGAAGTTGTCCTCGGACACGACCGCCGTATCGTCGAAGGCGACGTTGACTACTAAATTTGCAGAGTAATCGTCAGATCCGGTTGCAGACTCATCAATGTGAGAGTCGAAGTCGTACGCAGCGGATACCGTATCTTGGATGGTCAGGGTTTCAGCGATGGCTGATGGGATTACAAGAGACGCAGCAATGTCGTCCTGTGCCGTTGCAAACTCGTCAACGGCGGTATTAAAAACACCTGAACCGGCAACGGCATCCGATCCCGACGCAGAGTCAGATACAGCAGAATTGAGGTACTGCTGAAATCCGCTAAATGTCCACGCCGAGATCGGGCCGTTACTGAACATTAGTTAGCTGCGGGAGGGGCACTCGGCTGTTGTTGCAACTGAGCCTGAGCCTGTTGTTGAAGTTTCCCAAACAGAGTAGCGACCTGCTCAAACGGCATCTTGGCAAGAGCCATGAAGATCACGTTGGCTTCGTCTACAGAAAGATCATCAAACTTAATCTTGTTCATACCACTTCCTTTGCGCCGGTTTACGACGTATTTGTCTAGTTGAGGATTAGCCACAATTAGCCCTGTTGCTGAGAACGAGCAATCGCAGCCGCTATAAGATTATCACGGTCCGCCTCGGGCAGTTGAGCAACCAAGGCTTCATAGACCCGGAACGACTTGCCCCGCTCAGCCTTCTCGGTCTTGATCAGATAGCGCAGCCGGTCCCGGTACTGATACTGGGAAACGATGTCATCGAACTCATCCGGCACCTGATCAAGAGTCGCTGTCTTGTACTGGGCCAAGTGGCTCGGCCACTCATCGTCCGGAAGCGCCGCCAGCATCGCCGTGTAGTTAGCAATGTTGATGTCGTAGGACATGATTTCCTTCTCTCGCATGATGACGTTATCAGCAAGAATGTTGTATTTGTCTGCGTTAGATACTGAGTAGAACATGTTGCACCTTTAGAAAAAATTTGACCCGTATACCGGACCGCTAGGAACTGTAGCTGGATTTGAATATCTTGTACCAAACCCACTAGAAGACCAAGGGTATGCCGCCACATACGGGGAAGTTGTTACATAGCCAACTAATACAGAACCGCTTTTATTAAACGATATCGTTTCTGCTGTGTTTGTTGGAAGACTTGCTGGGTCTGAATATTTACTTCCAAACCCTGTAGACATGTTCCACGCGTATACCGATATAAATGGAGTGACTAAATGAGCGTAACCTACGGCTGTTCCATCAGCAGAAAAAGCCACTCCGTTTGCGCCGCCCGGTAATAGAGTACCCGGATTACTGAATTTTGATCCCCAACCACTACTCCAAGCGTATGCTTCAGAATATGGTGAGGTTGATCTAGCAACTCCAACAACAGTAGATCCGCCAACTGTTTTAAATTGAAGCCCGTCGTTAGTTCCCGAACTTGTAGCTGGGTTTGCATATCTAGTCCCATACCCAGTACTAGAAGACCAAACATAAGCAGCTAAGTAAGGTATAGCACCCTGAAAACCAATTGCAATTACAGAAGAGTCTTCTTTAAAACTAAGCCCGTATGATGTGCCTTGTATTGCGGAACTAGGGTCTGAAAATGCAGTGCCAAATCCAGAACCAGACCACGGGTATGCGCGGGTATATGGGGCGGTAGTAATAGATACCGTTGCAATGGAAGCGTTGTCTGGGCTGTATCTAACTTCTCTAACTGTATTTGGTGGTGTAGTGCCGGGACTAGAAAAAGCTGTTCCGAACCCACTAGATGACCACGGATATGCAGTTACATAAGGAGACCCTGAATATCCATACGCTATAGTGCTTGTAGAGGTGTTATACGAAGCAGAATAAGCTGTACCGGGCGGTATAGTCGCGGGGTTAGCGAATTTAGTTCCAAATCCGGATGCGTATGTCCAGTTATATGCGTGGACTCTTGGGGTGTTACCACTAGTAAGAGCTATATAAGGAAAAGCAGCAGTCTTTCCACGAAGATCATTCATGGAAATCGTACCCGATGGGATACCTGCGAGTGCCCTCACATCTGCATCGTTAAGCGATATCTGCGCGGTGCTGGACTTACCCAACTCCACGTTGACATCGGACATCGAAATTGTGCCGGTAGGTGTAGTCACCTAACCACCTCGACTTTACGCGGCGGGGGTCGGTCCCGGAGGTGCAGGCGGACTCCACGGGAATTGGCTGGTCGGGACAACCGGGTCCTTCTCAAGAGCAATCTGCTTCATGATCTGCTCGTTGACATGATCCCAGTACGAACCAATTACAACCGCCTGAATCCAACCAAGCACTTGCGCCTCAGTCAGTTGATCGTACGGGGTGAAGTCCGGCTGCGACGGATCAGGACTAAATGGGGTAGCACCTGAGAAAGTACCCTTATTACCGTCTTCGTCCGTACCCGTGCAAGTCCAACGCGACTGCACCACGTAGTCTTGGTGATCGCCCACCGTCGTCAGGGCAAGTTCAGTGATTGCCCAAGTGTATGTAAGAGCCATTAATGTAACCTCGATTTCAGGGTTTCAACTTCGCCTTTGAGTTCCTTGATTGCTTCAATGAGCAGAGGAACCAACCGCTCGTAATCAATTGTCAAATAGTTTGCACTAATCGGGGCGTCAGTGACAATCTCAGGAAGGACACGTTGGACCGCCTGTGCCGAAACACCGACCTCGCGCTTAGCCTTATAGCCGAGCTTTTGGGCAACTTCGTTGGCTTCGTAATAGAAACCTTCTAGCTGATCCACCTTCTCCAAGGCATTCTCAATCTTGCCAAGGTGCTTCTTTAGCCGCTCGTCTGAGTAGTACGCAACGATGTTACCGGCAGCGCGGATTGAATCGCCTGTAGCTGAAAGGTCCGCATAATAAGCAGAATTGTTCCAGTCATAGAAAATAGGGGCATCAATACGGTTTCCCGCAGCAAAACCTTTTGCACCGTATGCGTTGTAGTTAGCGTATGTAGATGTACTGCCAAAATTCCAGCAATCATTGCTTATATTGTAATACGCGTACCAACGGCCGTCAGCCTGACGATAGATACCACCGTTGCCAGCGGAGTCGTACATAATTCCGTTGACGCCACTGTAGTAATCATAGATGCCGCCATAAGCACCTCTACTGCCTTGGAGCATTATCTGCCCATAGCTAGAAGTGGCATTAGCTTGTATGTGTGCGCCGTTATTGTTGGGCCAGTACAACCCATAAGAAGAGTCAAGTTGAATCCAAGTTTGTGGACGGAAATATACGCTGCCGGAAAGCGTTAGGGCATAAAGGTATGAAGTACTAGCCGGGTCTACATAATAGCCGGTGTTATCCAAGTCATAGAAAATTGGCGTCCGCATTGAAGCGGTCGAATACAAAATTGCACTCTGTGAAGAGTTGTACGGGAATGGGTATACCGTTATAGATTGACTTACGGAATAGAACGAAGAAGACTCAAAGGATACAGACCAGCCCGAAGCCCAATTAAGTGCGCTTATCCCTGAGTAGCCACCTACAAAGTTACTCACGCCGACTTGTGGGTATGTCCAGCTACTGCCAAGTTCGCCAATCCAAACACACTGTGAGGAGCCATCCCAACCAAAACGTACGTTAAGCGCTGCGCGGCTGCCGGTCAGCATGTACGCAAAAGTATTGTACCAACTGTAACTGGCGTCGCTGTAGTTATAGCCACCACATCTAATTGTAAAAGACTGCCCGTCGTAGGTGTATACGTTGACATCAAAAGACAGCATCGTATTTGAACCTAGCGTACCTGACGGTAGGCGAATTTTAATGGCACCTGCTACGCTTGAGGCCGTGGTTCTATATGCAGCACCGCCCGGCAGAGTTACACGGAAACCCGTACTGCTGTCGTACAAACCGCCGCCATATACGTCAATCGCACTCATCGTCGAAGTGCCAGCAGGCTTTACGTAGTAAGCGGTATTGCCGATATCGTATACGTACGGCAAATATGTGTAGCCAACTGCGTTAATATAAAACGCATCACTACCAGCACCGTTACCAACCCTGAACGTCTGGGAACCACCGGTTGTTCCTTGGTCCCAGTTGACTATAACGGCATATCCGTTATACGCGTTTAGATGTAGGTTTGGCGTCATACGCAAGACGCCGTTAGTCGGTGTGTACCCGCCTACTGAATTAATTGCTTGAGTAGCAGCAAAATTAATGTTGTTGAATACGCTAGTACCGTTGGGGTTGGCGTAATACCCGGTGTCGTTGCTGTCGTAGAAGATTGGTGCGCGGAATGACGCGTTCGCATAACCGATAGCGCCGGTAATTGTGTCGCCACTACCTTGCTCTACTCGAAACTTTTCATACGCAGTGCGGAGTCCGCTAGATCTCGATGGAACAGAGAATGATCTAATTGACCCCGTACTAGATTCGGAAGTAAACGAGAACATGTTGTTTGGGTTGTCATGCCACAAACCCCAACCAGTAAACGGCTCAAAGTCGCAAAATATGCCGGTCCAGCCTTCCGCAGTAACTTGCTGTATAGCAATCGCACCGCCAGACGACGAGGTACCGCTAGCATTAACAAGCAATCCAGCTAAGTTATAAGTAGCCGCATTTACGGAGCCGTAAAAGTTAGCAGACGTAGAAGAGTTTGGATCTACGTAATAGCCGGTGTTATTACTGTCGTAGAAGATTGGGGCGCGGACGCTAGTAGCAGACTCGGTGTATCCGCCGGTTGAGTTTAAAACGACCGTGTTAGTGCGACGATATCCAATGTATAAATTACCGGTTCCACCACCTGACCCGGCATTAATCTCGTTACCATAAATAGATACATTACCGCTTCCACCCATCTGGAAGCCGCCGTCACCCGTGTTATTAACAGTCAGGGTGTAGATGTTTGAAGTGCTAGCCGGGTCTACATAATAAGCGGTATTGGTAACATCGTATACAATAGGCGTATACAGATTGCCTGAATATACGTTTGCGTTAGACGAAGTACCAAAGATATTTATGTAAACAGGGGACCACGCATTAAGTGCTGCGTTATGTCCAAATAACCCGGCGTATCCTTGGTAGTTACCTAAGAAAGACGAGACGTTAGTTGTATAGTTACGCGAAACAATACGCGCTGACCAATCACCGCTACCCGCAGCAAGATCTCTTCTTGCAGAATACGCAACGTCAATCCCGTTTGACTCAATTGCTTGTAGTGTTGAAGTGCTAGCCGGGTCTACGTAGTAAGCAGTGTTATTAGCGTCATAAACAATAGTGGAATATAAAGCGCTAGCATACGAAGTATTGGCATCGTACAGCGGGATGTTGTATCCAGTATTCCAAGTGGAATCTATACCCTTACGGATACGAAGCCACGGAAACCCGCTACCGTTAGTAGCCGTACTACCAAAGAATAATTGGTACGAAGCGTCACCCGTACTGCTAGTAGTGCCGGTCCAAGGATTAAACTGTAGAAGACCAGCATAGTTACCACCGGTACCAGCAGAACTAGCGTTTACAAAAGCGTATCTAAATGACCTAGCCGACGCAGTAGGTAAGTACGTAGACGAATTGGCGTCTCGGTCATTATCGTTGAATGAATACCAATTATTTAAATTAAATTCTTGGGCAAAAAGCGTAGTTCCATTAAACGTCAGATTGCCCGAACCCGCAGCGCTACCGCCCGAGTTATAAATAACCTGAGTATTTGATCCTGCAATCGGACCCGGAGGGCCTATTGGACCAGTCGGGCCGGTTGGACCCGGAGGGCCCGGAGGACCCGGAGCACCATCTGCACCCGAAGGGCCCGGAGGACCGATTGGACCCGTGGGGCCGGTCGGACCAGAAACACCCACAGACCACGTACCGTCACCGCGCCAGAACGTAGATGCCGATGCGCCAGTACCGCTGTTTAGATTAGTAACCGGCAAGTTACCGGTCACACCCGTCGTAAGCGGAAGTCCCGTTGCGTTAGTCAGTACGAGAACGCTAGGTGTATCAAGGTTCGGTGTGACAAGCGTAGGGCTGTTAGAAAGAACAACGTTGCCCGTACCCGTCGAAGTCGTCGTACCCGTGCCGCCATTCGCAACAGCAACCGGAGTAGTTAGACTGAACTGCGTACCGGTAAGAGTGAGTCCTGTGCCTGCTGAGTAAATCTGAGCAGACGAGATCTGAGAGAACGTAATGGCTGTGACGCCAAACGTGATCGTACCAACGGTATTACAAACGTACGTCTCACCAGCACCGGTATTACCCGATGTGATGTAGAAGGCATCGCCTTCACCAAGGCTATTCGTGCTCTTCAGTGCATAAGTGTTCGCGTCACTAGCACGAGTCAAAACCCACGCGGTAGATCCATCACCAACAACCGTTACGACGTAGACGCCGTTCTCAAATGCGTTGGTCTGGTTGTAGATCAGGATTCGATCATTAACGGAGGCCGTTACACCGTCCGGAGTAAACGCAGCAAGCGTGCCAGCATTCGTCAGCGTAGCGCCAACACCTGAAGAACCGTTGTTGTAGGTCGCAGTCAGGTTGCCCGTCGTTACGGGGACTTCATACTTAACGGGTTGGTGATACGTGATGCCTGACGAGACAAGCGTGTCTACGTAGGTCTTATTGACGATATCGTTGCCGGTGCTCGGCGTAGTGGTGATCGTACCGCTTGTGGTTGTGATCGAAGTAAACGTACCGGCAGCGGGAGTAACCGCACCAATCGTACTGTTTTCAATCGCAATCCCACTGACCTTACCGGCTGCGTCTTCATAGACGGCTTTGCCTGCCGGGTAGTCACAGAAGACAAACTTCGTACCTGCCGAGAAGTTAACCGCAGACCCGCCATTAGAAGAAGCGAGAACGGTATCACGAGATAAAGTAGTACCCGACAACGTATACGTACCGATGCCCACTTCCCACTCGTTAAGAGTTTGGTGAACAATCGTGTAATACGTCGTGTTCCCGTCGCCAATAACAGCGAAGGATTGGTAGCCGTCAACAGCACCGGCAAGGGCAATTAACCCAGTACCGGTGGTAGTCGTCGTCTCGTTGACGCGATCAGCAAGTACGAGGGCCATATCAGGCCCCCATCAATTGATCTTCCGTAAACCAACGCTGCTGAGTCTTACCCTCTGCATCGACCCACTCAACGAGGTAGAAAATAACCCCGTCTTCGGTCATACGAAGAGCAACAACCGGGCCTTCTGGCACGACAGCGTTTACGCGAACTCGGTCGCCTTTCTTAAACATGATCTACTCCTTAAGCGGCATCAAGGCTGAACGTGTAGGTCACATTCAGAGTATCACCCGAAGAGACGCTACGGTCGCCGGGAGATTGGAAATCTGACGCTGAGAACAGAATACCCGTAGTGCCGTTCTTCGTGTTGTCACTAATCAAGAATGCACCACCAACCACGTTAGTTGCATTGATGTTGAACTGAGCCGGTGAAAGTGTATTAGAAGTAACTGAAGGATCAGCAACTGTCGGTGCGCCAAACGAGCAAGCCGGACGAGTGGCGTTGCTGTACGGAGTGATCTCCGTCCAACCTGCGTGAGAAGCCGCAGTGTCCGAAGCAGCCGGGGTATTTGACGCCGCTGCACCATAAAGGCCGATGTACCACGCAGCCGTATAAGACGTACCCGTAAAGTACTTAAGATTCATATCTGCAAGACCGACGTTCACCACAAGGTTGTGGGACTCAGCCGACCACTTCAGGTTGCCGTCGCTATCGCGGCACTCAAGACGAAACACACCGCCAGCACGAGCATTCTCGCCCGAGCCGAGCAACTTCTCCAAAGCAGCGCCTACTGCATCTGCTGTCTTAGCCTTTTCGTTAAACATCTCAATAACTCCTTAAGTGAAGCGTAGCAGCGCAGAGGTATAAGTGTTCGGGGGCATCTGCACCGTGAACGTGCCACTAGCCGTCTTGTCCGCGCCAAAACTCAAGACAGCGATAGACTTGTTGCCCTTGCTCGCGTTGTAGATCAAAGCCCCAGCCGTAGTGAACGTAGCCGGAGTCCATACAACGTTATTGAAGGTAACGTAAACGACACTATTTGAGTTGTTGATAGCCGCACCGGTCATCACCTGACCACCTGCGGAATACCCCCCGCCCGTTACCTCAGCCGTCGTCGTGTACACAGTGGTGTCCCCGCTGATATTGGAGGAGCTTGTGTACAACGCCATCTTGATCGTATCCGTAAGCAGGTTGTGGACGCCTTGCAGCATCTCCTGTCGGAAACTAATCGTCTGTGTCTGAAAGATAGCCATTAGCTATTTACCGGTAGCCGAACCTGTCCAGAACGATACGAATCACGACGGTTCAGGCCATCACCAATACGCATCAACTGCTGAATGGCTTCCTGATACTTCTGCTCGTAGTACTGCATCATGTCGGCCTCACCCTTCAAGTAGGTGTAAGCCTCGCGCAACGCCCCGTACAACAGAACAGTCTCGTAGTTGTCGCCAAGCCAAGTCGTGCCAGCCGTGACAATAGACTCGGGGTAGTAGTAATAGTGCATCTCGACCTGATACGCCGTATCCGGGGTCGGCCCCAGAATCAACGTGTTCTTATCGAAGATTGCATAGTACTTCGGCATCCCGGTGTCAGACGGATTCGGGTACGACTGCCGGATGAAGTTCACATCCTTATCAAGCAGGAACTCTTGAACCCCAGTAACCGGCGTGATGACAGCCAAAGAGAACGTCGCAAGCCAGTCTGAGGGCAACGTAAGATATTTGTTACCGAGACTTAGAGTGCCTATCTGGTTGCGACGAATAGCGGGAATCTGAACCGTGTTGTATACGCGCTCTTCTGCAAGTTGTACGAACGTAGGAATGTTCGCCACGAACGACGTTTCCGTCGATTCGCAGTACTGTTGTATCAACGTTGAAAGAGTCGCGTAATTCATATCTTACTTAGACCCACGCTCCTTGCCCTGACGCATCAAAACGCCAGCCAAGCTGTGCTTCTTAAGATTGATCTGAGAGACAAAGCTAGTGCCCTTAGTCGCAGCGCCAGCACCCCGCATCTTCATGTGGGTCACGCCAACGTTGACATCCTTTTCAGGGTAGCCATTCTCACCGGTCGGATCGGTGTTTGGTTTAATGTTGCTCATGATATTACTTCGGGCCGCTGCTCTTACGCATCGGGCTGCGCTGATTCATGACCTTCGCCATGCCACGCCCGTACTTCTTCATGTCCGCATTGGTCTTGCCACCAGCACGGAAGCCCTTAGCGTTCTTACCGTGAGCCTTACTCGCCGGGAGTTTGGCGTGTTCCTTCAAAGTCATAGCCATTTTCAAATCTCCTAACTAGCCGTTACATTCCCAACCAAGCATTGGGATACCAAGTAATTTGGCGTAAGGCCAGCATCATCAGCCCTAGCACCACCAACTGGAGCCCAGCCCCATTGAATCATTCTACTACCACCCGCGCCATTATTGCCGGGTTCGAAATAGGACAGATCCGGACGGGGGTTTCGCAAAGCCTGCGGGTCGTCAACCGGGTACAGACCAAGTGACAACTGCGGCTGATCGGCTTCCCAGCACTCCGGGCAAACCAGAATGTTCACGTTCTTGGTCTTGATGACCAAGGACTTCAGTTGTCGAAGTTTGTACCGAAATCCACATCGGTCGCACTCCGCAATCGCATGTTTGCCACTCGCAAAGCGATTAGGCATCTCAGTACCCGCCTAAGAACGACTCTCTCGGAACAAACCGAACCGCAGCCTTTTCCCGATCCTCACCTGCCGCCAAATCCCAAGCCTCGTCATACTGGGCCTTCAGGATCTGGACACGAGCATCCGCGCCGGGGATCTTCATCGACAGCATGTAGGCCAAACCCGCAACCATGCAGGGCAGGAACCGAAACGGCACATCCTGACCGTTGGAGCCATTTCCAACATCGAACATCCGGCGCAGCCGGGTGTAATACAGAGTCCAAGTCGTCGTGTTGTCCGGCTTCGGCCATACCGTGAACTGCGGATAGACCACGACGTTATCGGCACCTGTTGCGCCCGTGCGACGGTTAATCCAAATCTGAATCGGACGACCGGTCGCGTTCTTGTTCGGGATCGAAACGTAGGTGCTAGATGAGATACGGCTGATGTTGATGTCCTGCTGGTTCGTGCCAGTACCCGTACGAATTACGTGATCCAAAAGATCCACCGTATCTACCGGCAGATCGTAAGTACCCACGTTGTAGGTCAGGACATGCGTACCCTGCTCAAGAGTCCACAGATTGACACCACGGTTAGCCCAGTCCATCAGAAGCAGTGACAGACTACGCTTGGCAGTACGGAGATCGTAGCCCGTACGCAGTTCCGCACCGCAACGCTCGAAAGCCTCCTCCACAATCGTGTTGAGGTCGAGATTGAAGTCGGTTGTAGCTGTAGTCTTGTCAGCCATT